TGTCCTGAAGAAGGCTGGCTTCCTGACCCGCGATCCTCGTATGAAGGAACGTAAGAAGTACGGTCTGAAGGCTGCACGTCGTGCACCGCAGTTCTCTAAGCGCTGATTATATTTCAGATGCATTTTTACGGCTCTGCTTCGGCAGAGCCGTTTTTTGCTGTCTGTTTTCCGGAGAACTGGGGGGCACGACTGCGCATCTCCGGCGGTTGCCCCGCAAGGGGCGAGCCGGAGGCGCTTATTGATCCTTGCTCAAGCATCGCGTGGCGTGCAGCGCACGCCCAGCGATGCACCCCAGTTCTCCAAGCGCTGATTATATTTCAGATGCATTTTTACGGCTCTGCTTCGGCAGAGCCGTTTTTGTTATATCCGGAAAAATATATTTTGACGTAAAAATGAACTTTTTGCCGGAGGCTTGACTTTTGCACGGAGTCGCGTATAATAGAAGTAGGCAATCACAAGGTTGATGAAGATTACCACAGGCACACAAAAGCGAACCCCCTCGGAGCTGCAACTCCGAGGGGGTTCTTCTGTGCTTACTGTCCTTTGCCGCGGCTGTCAAGCCACTTGCAAATGTAATAGGCAATCACATTTGCTCCGACAGCCACAAAAAGATTGATGAAGATGTCGCCCACATGACACACCTCCTTTCTGTTGCCAGAATGGAGAGGGCAGCGAAATAAGTATAACACTGTCGATAACGGTACGCAAATCATCTGCGTGTTCCCAATAAATTTTCCAGCAATAAACAAAGCGCCCCCACTCCGGTTTTGGAGCGGGGGCGCTTTGTCTGTGAGGGTTTACAGCCGGAAAGCTGTATGCGGAATAGGAGATTGGGACATATCAGCCAGAGCGATCCGGCTCAGTCTGTCCGGCGGTGCAAAGCAGGGAAACACAGGTTTGTGAAAGGGGGGAAGCGCGGCTCAGTGCTTTGCGTTTTTGCCGGTCAGGCTGGCGAACGCGCCAGTGATCATCAGGGTCATGCCGCTGAGGGCCAGACCGATGGCGGCCAGCCAGTTCACGCCGGTCTGCGGCAGGGCATGTGCGTCCTGCACAGCGGGCAGAGCGGGGTCAGCAGGCGGAACAGGGGCGTCCGGCTTTGCGTCCTGCACAGGCGGCAGCTCGGGGGTGCCGGGCAGTACGGGCGAGTCGTGATCCTTTTCATCAATGATCTTGTCGCCGCCGTCGCCGTCATCGTCGTCGGGGGTCGTTACGGTTTTGGTTTCCGTAATGGGGTCAAGCTCCTGACGCTCCACGTAGGAGTAGTGGTACTTCACCGAGGAGTCGGTTTTCACACCGGTCTTCTTGGAGGCTTCGGTCACTTTGGCATCCTTTGTGGTGGTGTAGTTGAACCCGAAAGCGCCGCTAAGCTTTTCATACTCGCCATCCCAATCGGCGGTAGTGTCCGCCCAAGTCCGGTAGGTGGTGTATTCGTCAGTGCCTGCACCCGTGAAAGGCTTTTCGTAGTTGTGGGTTTCGCTGTGGTTCTGATCATACGAGCCAAACAGGCCGCTGCCGGTATCGGTATTTGTGGTCACAGTGGGTTCGGTCTTGGTGCCGGGGATCACGTCCAACAGACGGTTCGCCAGAGGTCCGGAAGTCTGTTCCACGGTCTTGTACTTGGTGATATCGGCATAGTAGTCGTAGTAGTTCTTGCCATGTGCGGACGATTCGGTCTTGGTGACCTGTGTCAGGCCGCTGATGCGCAGGTCAAAGCCGCCAGCCCACTTGGGTCGGCCATATTCATCTTTGCCATACCCGATGTTGACGCAAGTGTTGCTGTCTTTCGACATATAACCATACGCAGTTAGAGAGGACTCGTAGGTGTAGGCTTTATAAACTATAATCTCTCGGTCCCACTTGTCTTTTTTGCTCAGTGCCACAACGTTCGGCCTATAGTCTTCGGCGTCCGGGTGTTCGGCTCGCCATTTAGCCAGAGCCTGTTCTGCCTCGCGCTTTGAGCCGTATTCTTTGCCGTCTTCCAGAGAATTGTAGGCGATGGTGCCAGTCAGGCGGTAGTAGGCACTTTCATGGGGATAATTGTTAGAATCAGGAGCGATCCAAGAGCCTGTATATTTGCGCTCATACTCATAATGACCGAGTTCGCCGGTGCCAGAGCCATCGTTCATTTTGCCTTCATCGTAAGAAATGGAGTCATCGAACATTGCCCGCTTGTCCGGTTTATCCTTATTGACAAGATCCTCAGCGCTCTTGTTCCACTCGAACTTGAACTTCTTGTTGCCCTCGTTCAGCAGGATCGCATCGGCGGTGGTTTTGCCATCTTCCAGAAGCAGGTCGGAATCGGTAGCAAGGTCAAGGTGACCGATATAGTTCGGATTAGAACCCGTGGTAGAATGGCTGCCGTCCCAGTTATGCTTAACGCCTGCACCGGTATAGGATTTGCCCTCTGCATCAGCATCAGCTTTCTGCTTTTTGAGCATGGCAACGATCTCATCATCGCTCATGTTTTTGTAGTTGATGGCAGTCTTGAAGTAGGTGATGATCGTTTCGATCTCAGTGTGCCGATCGACGTGGTGGCCGTTCACTTCGATGTACTCACCCTCTTTGAGATTGCGCTGAAGCTCTGCGATTTTTGCTTTCAGCGCGTCCTCAGCATCCTGCTGCTTGGAGTCAGAAACGGAAATTGTGAAACGGGAGTCCTCGACAGTTTCTTTTGTCTTGACAGTGATGGACTCAACGGTGGTGTTGTACTTGACGTTGTAGGTCACATTGCCGTCTTTATAGCTGGCAGTGCCGTCCGAATTGACCTTGACATCCGTATAGCCCTTGCCTTCCAGAGCGGCCTTGATCTCATCAGTGCTGAGCGTCGAGGGGCTGACTGTGATCGTGACAGTACCATCATCGTTGCTGTAGACGTTCTCCTCGCCAGCAACCTTTTTCAGGCCGCGATAGGTTTTGCCGCCTTCCTTGGTTTCGGTAAAGGTGAAGGTGCCATTATCTTCGGTTTTCTGGAAGTTCCGCTCGATCTCGATATGAGTGGGCTCACTGGTGTCCTGAGAGGTAATGGAACCTACCTTCTTTTCGGTCATCTTCCACGTAACCTTGGTAAAGTTGGGGTTGGAGATGTCCTTCAAATCTTCAGGAGCAGAACCCGGTGTATACGTAAACTCATAGGTCTTTCCGTCCGTGGTTTTGAAGCTCTTCAACGTGCCATCTTCGTTAAGTTCAGCCTCACCGTCAAGCTCAAAACCGTTCGGAATATTCTTGAAGTCAAAGCCCGCTCCAAAGGTGGTATCCGTCTTGGTATCGTTCCGAACGAGGGTCTTGCCTTTCTCGGTCCAGATCACAGTGGAACCAGTCACTTCGGCAGAACCGGTCTCGGTGTTCTTCTCGGCAGAAGAAGCGTCCGGGTCAACAGTGGTGGGGTCGTTGATCTTTTCGGTGCTGCTGACGATGCCCTTTTCCGTATAGCTGAAGGTGTACGTTTTGCCGGTGGTGGAATCCGTCCACTCAAACTTGCCGCCGTTTGCCTTGGTCAGGTCGATGTCGGCCTTCGTCAGGCTCTTGCCAGTCTCTTTGTTGATGGCTTGTGCCAGTGCATCCTTCAGGGCCTCGTCCTGTGCCGTCTCTTTGGCATCGGCCTTGGCCTGCTCCGGGGTCTTATCGCTGTTTTCCACCTTCTGGGTGTCGGACTCCTTGCCGTGGTGGTCGGTGATGGTGATACCCAATTTGAGCATGCTGCGCAGCAGAGTGTTCTGCTCGTTGGTCACGCGGCACACTTCGCCCTGATCGGTGGTATAGCAAAGGTTGCCATCAGCGTCCACAGAGTATCTGTTGCCGGTGGTATTCTGGTTCAGCAGGTCGCGAAGCTCGGTGTCAGTAAGGTTGTCCAGATTCGTGTCGGTCTCGTTCTTTGTGATGGTATAGGTCAGGTTGTTTT